CCAGGAACAAACTCGTCTTTTTTGAGCCAGAACTCAACCGTGGCGCCTTTTGTGTCTAGGTTTAGCGCTAAGTTTGAGTTTCTTTGCTTAGACGGGTCATAAATGTTGCCGCCGGCGTATGTGTTACGGGGGCCAGTGTTTGGACCACCTTCGATAGAGATATATTCTAAGGTTGCTGGAAGGCCATATCCATCCGCTGTTGATGTTTGTGTGCCCCAACCATCTGCGGAAAAGATACCATAGCCATTAGACCTGGGATATTCATTCTCAAAAACGTATAAGTCAAAGTAAGTTGAGTCATTGTACCATTCGGTCAACTCTTTTTTAGAACCATCATAAGGATAATTATTAATGACTCGGGCAATTGCGTCTTGATAATACTGCTTAGCTAGACCGTAAAAAGCAAAGTTTTCCGGCTTGGAAAAATCGATTTCCGGTATAAATCTCGCTCTTTGTTCTGCTAGCTCATCAAGATACTCAAACGACTCAAAGTCTATTCCTTCCTTGTTTTTTAGGTCGGTTAATGAGTTATTCGAAAAAGAATTGTTTTCAAAATACTTTTTTATTGTCATTATTCGTCTACTCTAAACTTAAAGCCAGTTGGGTATTCATTATAAATAGTTCCTTCTTTAATAATGAACTTGAATTCATACAGGTACCCCGCTTCTAAGCTAGAGAAGTCAAAATCGAAATAAGAGCCTTGTTTATCGTAAGACAAAAGAGTGTGTTCTACTGAACCTGTGCCATACTGTACAACATCAGCATTATCAACCTTTCTTACTACTTTGTAGTAGATGTTGTCGACAAAATAGTTTTCTATTGCTGTGCTCGCTACTGTATAAACAGTTGGGGACCAGTTGCGTTTTCTAGTAAAGAGCCTTACCCTTGTGTCTATTCCTGTTCGACTATAAATGTCTTGTAAATTTGTGATAGAAAGAATTAAAGGTTCTATTTTATTATCTTCTTGCGCATTGTAAGTCTTTAGCTCTATTGTGCCTGTGTGGAAACAAGTTGAGTAATCTGCGTTAAACCATCGATCATACACTGTTGATGAAGTTGTGTTCAGATCAAACGAGCAAGAGTAAAGACCAGTATCAGCATAGCCGCCAGTCACTGGATAGCTAACAGATACTGCTGAGTTTAGTTCTGTGCCGCCTGACTCAGCATCAAAGATCTTTACATAAATCGGGCCGGTTCCTATTGCTGGGATGTTTTTTGCGATACCACGAAAGTTATTATAAAGATAAACAGTATGAAGATTTTCTGTTGATAGCATTGAGGATGAAACATAAAAGTCTCCTCTTTGGTCCTTCACAGAAGAGTCCCAGCGAGCTTCTATTGTTGGGCGTTTAAAGAAAAACTCCGATGATCTTGCAAAGAACTTTTTCGTGTAATAAGAGTCAGAGTCGGTTTCCAAAGAACCTGAGAGCCTTACAATAACTCCATAGTTCGCTTGGGTGCCATCAATCCAATCCTCTACAAGGTCTGAAATATCAACTGATAAATCCTCGGTTCCTTCTGTTAGGCGATAAGTTTTGTTGTAAGTAGCTGAATCAAGAAAATCGCCACCTGCTGTTGTCCAGCCGGTAGTGGTGGAAGCAGAAACCCAGTTTGATACGCCTAGATCTTTGTATTCGTCCATATCCATTCCACGGCCTTCGTCCCACGATCTAGAAACAGCTTGGACTATCAGATCGACGTTTCTTGGTGTCGTGAATGGGGTTTTAGCATTGAATAAGTTGAGATAAAATGAAACGGAACCAGAGGCAGGAATCTGGCCGCTGGTCCTTGCTGTGTTTATTTCTGCGGTGTCAAACTCAAACAAGGCACGGCTTTGTTCTATCGATGAGGTTGTTATGCTGCCATAAATCTTAAAGATCTCAACAGAGTCTGCTAAGCCCATGTTAGAACCGGTTGCCCTTGTTACGCCACCAAACTTTGAGGCGTTTGTTATTGTATTATCTTTATTTGCAAAAAACTTCTTATAAGCCATTATCTTATTTCTCCATCAATATCTGCAAATGGAAGCTTAACTTCCCAAATAACATTTTTTGGTATAAAGATCTTCCTACCATCAGATGAATAATTGCCCAATATATCATAGTTTAAATTTGAATAATTGACACCAGTTTTTAAATTAATATTTAACTCTATAACATCGTTAATTCCTGTTGCTTCATTTACAACGTTAATTAGTTTTTGTACTAATATTGCTTCTCCAATTGAGTTTGGATTAAGCCTAAAATAATCTCTTAAAGCTTTTTTTGCAGCTGACATAACAATTGCCTTATCGGAACCGGCTTCTGCTACGGCCTTAAAGGATATTGCAATGTTCAAAATCTTGGCATCAAATATGTCGACAGAATCGCTCATAATTTTAGAATTTGATATCCAATTTTTTAGATTTTGCTTAAGGGTGCTTGTTGCTGTAGTTAGCTTTCCATCCCGATCCTCAGCCAGGACATAAAGATCGATATTGGCGGCGGCACTAGCATCATCCTGGTATGCAACCACTCTTTTAATAGATCCAAAGCTTGATGGCATGTTATAAGCTGTGTTTTCATAATCTTTAGCAGTAACTGCTCTGTTTTGAGAAAAGAAAGAATTTGAGGCTAAGATCTTAATCTCATCAACAGTCATTCTAGATGTATCACCAACAATCTGCTCTTCGTTCTCAACCTCAAGTGTTGCCCGGACGCTGTCTATTATTGACCGATCGGTTGCGGCGTTGCTAAAGGTAAATGATGGGCCTTCGACAGATCGTAGACTGCCTACCGGTAAATTAACATTTGCATTGTTATTTTGTCGGCACACAATTGTTATTCTTGTGTTAGAGGGAGCAATACCAAACTTACCAGATTTTAAAATAACATTTGGATCGAAAGAAGAGTCGGAAACATAATTTTTTCCAAACATATCAATCGTTGTTTTTTCCGGAACGACGTTTAAACCTGCTGATTCTATATCTTCTTCTGAGCCATATCCAAATTGAATTATTTGCCTATCTGATTCTTTCTCTAATACAAACCTTCTTGGGACAGCCTTTGGTTGAAGGACAGATTTAACGTATTCTCTATCATCTCCATTGTTTGGGACATGTCTATAAATAACGTCTTGAGCTAGGTTCGGTACCTGGTAGTACTCATTTCCTTGTGAATCTCTTAGAGAAATAACTTCAACAATACTATTATCGTTTAAAATAATTTTTTGAAATGGCTTATAATCTGTAATTGTTTTAGTTACAACTTTTAGCTTACCAGAAATAACTCGTCCAAATGCTTTTATAGCAAATTGAGATGGGCGGCCCGTAACTGAGTCCCTGGATGCTATAACGATTTCGTTAGTCGAATCTGCAAAATTCACATCTGTTGTCAATATAAAATTTAAACCATTAGTTGCGCCAATTGATGAACCTCTTTTAAGTATTGGAGCATAATCTAAGTTTGGTGAAGCGCCGCCCTCAAAGCCAACTGAAGTAAGTGCTGGGACTAATATATAGAACGAAGCGATTCCCGTAGAAGTCTTATTAGGGGTGTAGTTAAATCCATTTTGTTTAGCTATTTTAACAATATTATTGAATTCGCTAGCGGTACTTAAAAACGTTTCATTAACTTGATAATCTAGATAAAACGAAAGAATGTCTCCAACATAAGCTGTTGTATCTAAAAACAACGATCCAAAGCCAGACTCTTGAAAGTCCTTAAATGTATCAGGATAATATCTTTTTGAAAAGTTAATTAAATCTTTTTTAATACTATCAAAGTCTCTTGAGGTGTAATCTATAGGTGGCTTTGTTACTTTTGCCATTGTTTTTTACCTTTGTACATTAGGATACTGAAATTCAATTGCTTTTTGAATTTGAGGAATAAATAAGTCAATCTTAACTTTCTTAATATATAATCTATTTTTATAGCTTTCTTTTAGTTCGGAAAAGGATATGTTAGTGATTTGAACATAAGGCAAATACGTCTTTACTTGGGATTTTATGCGGCCATTTAAGCCGGAAATTTCTTGGCCAGCACCTAGATCTTGTTGAAATAAAAACCTTCTTAAACCAACGCCAAAGTTTATATCCATTACTCGCTCGCCAGGACTAGTCAGCATCAAATTTTTAAAATTCTGCGCAACCAACCTTTCGTAGCCTCTTATCATTGTTAGCTTATCTGACGTTTGGTTTTCTTCTGACATTCTCATTGGTAAATCGACAGTCAAAGTGGGAAAAAAAGCTAATCTAACATCGTCTGACGGAATAAAGGAATCAATATCAGTCAGGGCGTTGGCATCGCTATTGCTAGAAACAACTTCTTCATTTTGAAATATGTCAAAATCTATGTTTTGTGTATTTTTATTGTATTGTGGCACTTCTTAGCGTTCCTTTGATATTGTCGGCTATTGAATCAACAAAATGGTTGAGTTCTTTAGTCAATTCACCACGAGCCTCTTTAAAGTCTTTTTCTTTTTTATCTCTTTCTTTGAACTCTTCACTGAAGTAAATAGTTCTAGCATTAAATATATTTGATAAAGAAACATAAGACAATAATTCTATTAAACTTACATTTTTAGAAATCTGTTCTTTTACAAAGTTAATATTCGAATCTTTTGACATAAACTTGCTAGCAAACTCTTTATGAAGGTCGTCAGTTATATCGCCAATTTTTATTACTTCACCATCAACAGTTTTGGTTCCACATTCTATTATCATCGATGTATCAGAACTGCCTATAGGACCCTCGGAATCTAGCAATTTTGGAATAAATAGTTGTTTGTGATGAGCCAGCCTTACAAAAGAAACGTTTTTTGCTGTCGACTCATCGCTTTCTTTTATTATAAACAGCTTATTTGCTGTATCTTTATACAGACTATTCTCTTGGATTTGTTCAAAATCCAAAGAATTTATTTTATAAGTAGCAAAATATTCTGTTGTTAAGTAAAATTCAAAATTTTCATTTAAAAGCCGGTTAAAAGCAGAGTCTAGATCGGTGCCCATGTCTTCTTCAGAAACAAAACCACTTTCTAAGTAAGAATCTAAGATCTTATAGATAAAGCAAGAATCTTGTTTCTTAAAAACATCTTCGGGTCTTAAATTAATTGGGGCGCCATCTAAAAACTCCCTAGCAACGTTGGTACTATTTAAATATGATTTATCACCACCAGAGAACCTAGCTACATTTGAATCGCTTTTTATCTTAACTTGTATATAGCTAGTGTTTGTGATTATTGGATCTCTATCTTCAGTGCTGCTAATAGAGCTATATAAATCCGGATCAAACAGAGTAGTTAACGACGTAAAAGTGGATAATATATTTGGTATTTTAAACGAATTCAAACTTTTATTTAAACTATAAGATACGTTGCTTTTTTGTTTAAACTCCTCTTCAGGTAAAAGAGTGTTAAAGAACCTATTAATGTTATTAACGGCTTCATAAACATAATCTGACATCGCATCAGAAGGAAGGCTCATTCTCCCAAAGTTTTGATCAAAATTGACTTTTTTAAATTTTGTTATTTCATATAAGATATACTCTAGAGCATCGACACCTACAAACGCATCGGGCGCAGCTCCGGGCACAACAATGGAAACTGTATCAAATTTCTTATTTAGTTCTTGTCGAACATATGACTCTAGAGTGCCTCCATAATAATTTAAAACAAGATCGTTGTTCATAAAGGGCAGTTTTTCAGAAATAAATTCTTCGAAGCCTCTGTTCTCTGCAGACACCAAAAGCTCAGGATTGGATAAAATTACCAGGGGCGCAAAGTTTTTTAGCAATATTGAAGTTATTAAATATTTGATACTCTCTTCCATAAACAAAAGCTCTAAATCAGTAAAGGTCAATAAAGATTTTGAATATTCGCTTCGGCCTTCAATAAACCTTTTATAAGTTTCTTCTTGCTTGTAGCTTCCATTTAAGTATTCATTGCTAGCTAGATCATATAACGCATTAGGGTATACCGGTATTCTCTTAAGTTGTTCTTCGTTGGAATTTGCACAAGCTTTGTTTATAAGCTTGAATAAAGATCTTCTAGAAAGAAATCCGTATGGGCTAGCCTCCTCCCCGGTCGTGGTGTCAATAATCGAGGCAGCAGGCCGGATAATATAAAGTTTTCCTTTTTCGTTCTCACCAAGTTCCGACCCTGCTTCGAAGGCAACCGCCGCCTCAAGGAACGGCTTTGTTCCGGCAGTTTCAACATAAACAAAATCTGTCTTGAGCCAACCGGGTAGGGCGCCCATATAAGCCTCATCTTGTCCAAATTCATCTAATTTATCAATTTTTACAATTGCGTTCTTTCCGGCGGCGGTACCGTAATTTGGGGGTGCGAACTCTCCATCGATGAAGTTGCTTTTATATATTTGGCTTACAATCGAAGAGTACGCTTCAGTCGGGGCGGCAACCCTTCTACTTCTGTTTGCTTCAATTATCGTATCGATGCTACTAGCAATTTTATTGTAATAGTAGTCTGATATTGCTCCTTCGGCCGGTGTGGATGGGTTGGTCGCTAATTGGAGAGTTAATTTTTGGTTTTCTCTAGTGTATAAAGAATATGGGTCGGCCCCAGCTGGAAGCTCAAATCCATTGCTGTATTTTAATATATTAATTTTTTGAAAATCGATACTTGATTTAAGTGTGTTTTTTTCTAAATACAAATAAGGCTTAAACTTATCGCTGTTAATAAGATCAGCGCCATCTTCATCATTTATTTCGCCATTTACAGTTTCATAAATGTTTGGTAGCGGGTCGTCGGGGTCGTCGCCCAGTCCGATTAGGGAAAACAAGCCGGCGCTTTTCTTTTCTTCTTCATAATTAACAACTCTATTTTTCAAGCCCCTGTAAAAGAAACTAAAGTTGTTTGAAAGGTTGTTAAAGTTGTTTTTTAAAACTAATTTGTTAATTTCGCCAATCTCACCTTGATCTCGGCCGAGGGCAAAAGAAGGAACATCTTTAAATGTTGGAAGTTCTGCTTTTGGATCTTCTTTTAAAAGTGTTGGTATTACTGCGGACGGATGCATCATGTTTGGCATGTTCCTTTCAATCATTGAAGCTATCCCATCTTCATCTGTCAGTATACCAATAAAGTCTTCAACATCAGAGCGCTCAAGCCTTCTGTTATTGTCTAATATATCTTGCAGCTCCTGTCTTAGTGCCGGCGCATCTGGCCGTATATCATTCTGATCAAAGTAGTTCTCAATATCCGGATCTGAACAAAGATCAAAAACATTGTCTTGAGGAAAACTAGGTTGAAAGTTTATAAGCGCATCTTCTATTCTATCAACATTAATTATATCGCCAACTAAGCCACCTAGTTCATTAAGTGCTTCGTCGTTTCTAGCTATGAAGTTTAAAAGCGCAGGGCTTTCTTCAGCTAGGTAGAAAGATATTCTGTATTGTGCCTCTTCTGTTGTCTGGCCTTGAAGGAAATCAAACAAGTCAAAACCATTCAACAAGCCGTTAACGCAAGCCTCAAGTAGATCTAAAAATTCAATGTTTATTTGAATTCTGTCTTCAGGGCTAGGTATAGATTGAAATAAATTCGCTTGTTCAATTGCGCTAGTAAATTGCTCTCTTTGGCCTCCAATTGATCTATTGACAAACCTAGGTACTTGCTCCTCTATGTCTCTAAGGCTCGTGCCTTCTGGTATTGAGTTTATATCAAAGTCCATTGCACCAGGAGGGACAGATGAGACAGCCCTGCTAATTGATCTAGAAACCAAATTAATTGTAACGTTAAAAAATGATCTTATGACTGTTCTCGTTACAAACGAAAGCAAATCTGGTATTTCTATTTGCGGAAAACCAATTCGAATTGGTAAAACTTTTGGAGAATTGAACGAAGCGTTTGGAATAGAGGGCTTTATAAGGGCAGCGCCACCTCCAACACTTGGCAAATTAACATTAAAACTAGGAAATTTTCTTAAATCCCAGGCGTTTGTCCAGTCTGGGAAGTTGTTAATATGGCCAAGTACAATATCAGCTTCGGGGAACCCTTCAAGTATGCACGCTAAAGAGTCAGCAATAATATCAGATAGCCGATCTGGCATTCTGGCGGCCATTTCAATTATTATGTTAGCTAAATTGTTTCTTCTTTCCTCGTCAGTAATTCCTATAGCCGGATTTAAATTAGCATAAAAAGAAAATATTAATTGATAAAAACCTAAGCCTGAAAATTTGTATTGTGTAAAACCTTCCCTGTCAGCTGATACTAAAGGAATTTCTTCCTCGTCTGCTTCAATTCCAAATTGAAATATCTTATCGGTGCTTAGTACCCCGGCTTCCGCAGAGATGAAAAAGTCTGATGTGTTAATTGCTTCAAGGCTTGATAACGAAACGGCTTCAATCCGAGCGCCGGCGGCGGCTGTGGAGCTTAACTCTGGGCTGAAGAGTTCGTTTAATAAGTTACCAAAATAGTTTTCATCATCTGGATTGAAGCTATATCCTTCTATCTCTGGTATTATCTGAATGCATTTAAAACTTAAATCTAATATTGATTCTAAGCTTAGCTCTAAAAGTATTTTTTTATAAAAATCTAAATTTGCAAACTTTTTTGACACTGATTTGATCAAAGCCTTTCTGATAAAGCTTTCATCGATTAAAATATCTTGTGGAATTTTAGATTTTAAATTTTGAATTGCTACTGCTATTAAGGAAGAGAAGTCAAATTGTTGCAACTCTCCAAATACATTATTAATTTCAAATTTAATATCATTAAGATTAGAGCTGCTTAGATTCAAACTGGAAAACAAGTCTTGAATCTCTTTGGCTAAGTTTATACTACTATCTAAATTTAAATTATTTAACTGGCCAGCTAGTTGTTGTTTTAGTTGCGGATTGCCCAACGCTGCCCTTTCAGCTCTAAGCGTTTCCGGCGTCTTTACCGGGCCTATGTTGTTAATTTGATTAATTAGCTCATTTGAACTGTTCTGTAGGATTTCTCTAACATCTCTCAAGGGCGGTAATTGAGCAGAAACTGGATTTTCCTCTATTGTTACTGTAGGGCCTAAAAACAAACTAGCTAGCTCTAGAAAATCATCATTCCCAGAAAAGGCAGCTGCTGATAAGTTGTCAAAAACATTATTTAAATTAAAAATAATAAAATTTAAATTTTGTTTATTTAGATTATCGTAGAGATGTGAAAAACCTGCAGGTTGTTCAAAGATTGTGCGCCCTTCTATTGTTGATGCTAGCAGGGATGCAGTTGGGCCTTCAACGCTTTTTTCTAAATCAATCTTTACTACATGAAACTCATCAGAAAAATAAATACTTACTTGCTCGCCTGGTTGTGGATTAGCGCTGACTACAATCGAATCAATTGCACTAAGTGTTTTAGATAAAGATCTTCTTTTGCCTATTCTGGTAAAGTTTATGCCTTTTACTACATATTTTCCAGCTGGATTTTGAATAAAACGGCCACTGATTTTAAAGAAGTTTTCTATGAACCTTACTCTTTCTCTTACGGTGTTAAAATTGTTAAATTTAACGTTATAGTTGTAAGGAATTGAATTTTCTTTTTTTTGTCGAGCACTTGGAAGATACGGATTAACTAAAGGGTCTTCTGACTTAATGTCAGCCGATGTGTCTTCTATTGTCGGTACTGGTATAAAATAAACTTTTTGAAAGAAAAATGTATTCGTGGTGCCGTCGACGCCTTCTTGAATAAAAAACCTTTCTAGTGGAACACTTTTACCCTCAACCTGTTCTGTACCCTCTATTAACTTGCTTCTTACCGAGTTGATGTTTTCTTGAGCTATGTCATTATATACAAACACAGACAAAGAAAGTAAAGATTTTTCATATACTTTTGTTTTTAAATTTTCTAAATTATTTAGCTCCGAGGCTTGTTCAAAAGCCTCAGAAAGAATAGCAATATACTTTCTCTCTATTCCATTTTCGTAGGCTGAATGAGTCTGGGGGTTTCCAGGTATAAGTTCTTTTAAAAGCATTTAATTGACCTTGTTATAATTAGACAATATGTATTTTTTGCCTAAAGTGCTTAAAAAGTTTAATTCGGTTGTTGCTAAATTAACTTTTTGCATAACCCCTTTTGATATTTGTTGTGTATTTTGCGCAAGCTTTAAAGCAACCGGAACAGGAAGTACAGGGGAGGGGGCTCCTGGTGGATGGACGTGTGCTAAGAGGGCTGCTTCAAATACCGTTTGAGATTTTGCTAAAGAAACAACAATTCCATTTAAGTTGTTAATTTGTTTTAAGATATTATTCAACAGCTCAACTAAATTCGTGCCCTTTACCATTGGCTGTAAGTCCTTGTCGTTATTGCCGGCGATCAGTTCTATACCGTTAATTTTTGGTATTGTTTGATTGTTTGTATTTTTTTCATTAACTCTTGTGACCAGTTTTATGCCACCCTCATCTCCAATTATACGAATAGCATCTGCCTTAAGTCCAATCGCTGATAAATTTCTACTGGATCCTATGGAGCCATTTGTTAGGTTGAAATTATCATCAATATCTGTTCTTTCGGCTATATAAATTCTTGCTGCATCATATTTGAACATTGGATCAACAAGCACTCTTTGATTTGGCTCTGCCCCTGGTGCTTTGCGGCCAACGACTAGATCGATTGAATGTGCGCCGGTTGCACCAATCCCACCATATCCTGATATCTTGTTTGAAGGACGGTCACGACCCAAGACAATGTAAGAATTAGCATTAGATATAACGTGTTCGGCATCTGCAGCTAAAAATTCTGGAAAGTCTTCAAGTTTTTTGGTCAGGCCTGAACCAACACCGGTTGATCTAATTGATCGATTGATCTCTTCATCTATTATCCTAGCAACGTTTCGTGATGCTAGTTGATTAATATTTGCTCTTGTTCTTGGCATTATTTCTCTTCTTCCTCTTTATCGTTTATAATGTCATATAACTGATCTTTGTCTGATGATGAGAACTCAAAAGATGAAGTTTTTTGTTTTTGCATCAAAGCAGCAACCTTTACTAACTGTTCATTGGAACGTTGTAGGGTCTCAACATATTTAGCAGCAACAGGTCCAACTTCCCTGTGACGCTCTTCTGCTGCGCCTAGGTATTTCATTAGATCTTGGAGAAGTTCTTTTGTTGTTGCCCTGTCTTCCTCAATGTTGTCGAGGGCGTTTGATAGTGTTTCGTCTAGGTTTTTCATGAAAAGTACTACGTTTAAGTTTCCGAAGGCGGCTCAGAGGGGGTCGCACCCAGGGTGTCGGCAATCCAGTCTGGTATCACAGACGGTATCACTGGCCCAGATACAGGCGGGGGTGGAACGCCGGGTAGGGCCGCCGGATATGGTGTTCCTTGGGACGGTCCATCAGCTGGACACCCCCATTGTGGTCTAAGATATCCCTGTGTTCTTCCTTTTCTCTCTACGTCGATCAATATGGTAGCGGGAGTTGTGCCGTCATCGCTCATTACTTCTTGACCTGTAATTGGGTTGATGATTGGGCCATATGGAGATTCCGGGCCGCCAATGATTAAGCATGTATTATCTTTTGTATTAAAGTTGGGGTTGTCTATCCTAAACATTGACTCAAATAAACTACCACCCTGTGCTGAGCCGCCGGCGCTAGTGTTCCCACCTACTTGCCAAACTATGCCGTCGCCCCACACATAAACAACCATTTCAGCATGACCATGCGAGGAATTCTGGGTTTCAAGTTGCTTAGCCCACTCGCTTGTGCTTCCTCCCCATGTGCACTTTCGTGAGGGGTTATTTTCAAAATTCGGAAATATATCAATCTTTTCGGGATCAAACCCTATATATTTAAGGTATTCTCTATTAAAACTACTTAATTGATCTTCTGTTTGAGTATCCCTTACTCGGCCCAAGATGTCGCCTGGTCGTAGCCCTCCAGGTAGGCTAGCCATGTTGCCGATATCTAATAGCTCAGGATCGCCGTCGTCGACAGTATTGAAATATTTCTCAACTGACTTACCTGACGTTTGGGATTTTAAAAGCTGATTGAACTGTAGCCGACTAGTCACATGGCGGTGCTGCCCCCAGTTTTGATAGTCCAACGGCATTATTGGAAAATAGTTTTCTGGGTCGCTCCATCGGCCGAACTTTGCCTGTCTAGGATCTTCTATCCCCAAGTGAAGATTTCTCGAGATTGTATAATCGTTCCCCTTGAACCAAGTTACACCGGCATTGGCTCCGCCGAATGTCGGTACAAAGCGATCGTCAGCAAGGTCTGCAGCGCCGGAATCGACAAAGCCGGTTTTGTCGGGATTTAGCAAAAGTTCATGAGGGTGACCATTTATCAGTCTAAGTCCCATTTCACCAAGTGCTTGTGCCCACGCATCCCAGCAAATATATGCGCAGTATTGGTTGCTGAAATCTGCCTCCAATATGTGTGGTGGTGTATATGCCGGATCCGAAGGAGGGCTGGAGGAGTGTCCATGGAAAATCCTTCTCAATTCAACGCCGATGTTGATAGATCTCGTGCCGTCACCATCGCTCCTAGGCCACCTCCTCTCTTTTACTGGTGCCCTTCTCCATTCTCGGAACCAGCCCACAGCCCTTGACCCCGGATCATTAGAGGTTAGATAGTTTTCTTTATCATTCGCCCAGATCATGTTCATTACTTCATCATAGATTTCACGACCAGTTTTTGTTTCGCCATCTCGCCAAGGTATTTCCTGGCTTCTGGCGTCGTCTGTTGAACACCATTTTATAAAGTTTCTTATTAGCCGGCCTGGGTGGATACCTCGACGTGCTGGATCCAGCACGGCAAGACCTGGAAAAGCTGCAACCACGGCGTCTTCGGTCCCCTCTTGATCGTTTATTGAAGGAACTGCATAATCTGCCTGGCCAGCCGGATTGAAAATGGCGCTAGCTGATCCATATGGATTATTGTATCGCTTTTTTCCCCTACTCGAACTGCCTAGAAACCCATGCTCTCTTTCTTCCTCTACCCACAGAGAACTTAAATATAAAGATCTGGTTGGATCGTTTGGATCCAGTTCATAATTACCCAGTCCAACATTTGGATTAAAGCCGCTAGCCATACCAACGCCAGCAACTCCGCCGGCGAATGCGCCAGCAGCACCTGCAGCACCATAGGCTAGAGAAGCAAAAGGCCCAGAAGCTCGGCCGGCAATTGCGGCGAAGTCCTGTAGTGCATTAACATTATTGCGAATTGTAACCCCAATAACACGGGCGCCCCTATATGAATTTTTGTTGGGTAGATACACTTCAACGATATCGCCAGCTCCAACTGGCCCAAATTGAACCGATGGTACGTTTGATATAGCAACACCGTTCATTAAGGCAGCGTTAACGGAAGCTTGGGTCGACTCCATACTATCCGGATTTCTTATGTGGAAGTCAAATTCAGATCTAAGAGAAAATATATAATGCTCTTCTACGATCCCGCCGCTGCCATCGTTGAGCGCTTCTGTTGTTCTTTCATAAAGATCTGGGAATCTTGACCTAGATGGGATTACAGATGTTACACCTAGCACTCTTGCCCTGATGGTGTTTCCCAATGAGGCAAGAGAATCAATATTATAGCTTGAATCTATAGTGTTTAAAAAGTTAGATCTTGATGCATTAAAGCGTCCGGCTTTAGTATCTAAAATCCGTCTGTTAAAACTATTTGGTTCAATATTGTTATATGCACCCCACAACTCTTGAACTCTTCTAGGAATTCCCATCTATCATACACCTCTTAAGATAAATAGTTCCGCCTTAGATTTCTCCGTTGTCCCACTCGGCTCTTAGATTTCGATATTTTTTTCTTACTTTTGTTAGAGAAGAAGTTATTTGCTTTGTGCTAAAGCCGGTAATCTCCCGCAGATAAACATATACAGCTTTTTTGTTAAATATATCAATCTGTTCTACTGACTCAAATAAAACTTCGACTGCTTCTAAGATTTTTCTATCTTGAGCGCTGGATGTTTCTTCCTTCCACCATACTATTTCTTCGTGGAGCACCTCAATAAACTCTGCTTTTGTGCGATCTTGGATATAAGTGTTTCGAACGATAAGCTTTTCATCTAATACTGTATCAGAAACATCCAAGGCAACTTCTTTTTGAAGCTTCTTTTTTCTTTTCTTGGTCTCGGCAATAAACCAGTTCTTTGTGATCACTGAAAAGTAAGTAAAGGCCTTATAGCCCTTTTCAACATCAAACTTTTCTAAGATTGTAACCAAAAAGACTTTGCAATCTTCTTTTAGAATATCGCAATTTGGAAGTGAGTTAAACTTATACGTATAAACAATCTTATCAACCAACTCGTCAAAAGCAGGTTGGATTAGTGTTACGTATAACTCTTCTCTTCTAGCTTTTGATTTTGATTTACAGTACTCAAGAATTGCGTCTTCGTGTACCTGCGTAAAATACATGTTTTTTTTCTTTGGATACTTGCTCTTCCTTCTCTTCTTCGTTGTCATCTATTTGCTCCTCTAGGGCACCTGTAAGCTCTTCTTCCTCTAACCTGCTAAACAGGGTCGTAAAGTCTCCAACTCTCTCCGAGACGGCCTTTGAGTGCTCTAACAGGGCACGTAAGGTTTCATCTCCATAAAAGGATTCAAGCTGGTATACTTGTTCGACGTGGCGATGATAAATGTTAAGGTCTGTAATCACTTCCTCGACCTCTAATGAAAGGTCTGAAAGGTCGGTTACAAGGCGGCGGCTATACCAAATTAGAATTACATTAAGTAATACCGAAACTATTATAATACCATAAATCATCAATCCAACATCCTATTTGCTAAATTATCTTTTTCGTCTTGAAGAATCTTTCTGTTTTCTTCAATATAATCTTTTGTTAGTTCGCCGGTCTTTTTTGAAGTTTCTTCGGCGGTTCTTCGGATACTAACAGTAGATAATCGTTTTGTTATTTCGCCTTTATCGGCGCAATCATACACTTCTGAGCAAGTGGTTGGGGTTTCATCGGACCCAACCATTGCCTTGAAGGATGAGCCACATTTTTTACATTCGTAAGCGTATATGGGCATTGTTTTCTCGTTTGTACAACAAAAAAAGAGGGCAAATACCCTCTTTTTTCAGTCTTATTGTTCCTCTACTGCAGTCTCTTCTAGTTCTGAAAGGTCTCCGGATACGACAGGTGGGTTGATTACCACAAGCCCATCATCGGACATCTCAAAAACCATATCGTTAAGAAGCGGCATAATATCTGCTTGCTCCCAAAGACATTTTTGTAGAACCATTAACAGGGCTCCGGCTGCTTGATTTGATAGTTGCATTAGTTTTCTCCTTTTTAAATTTATTTACGAAAAATAGCAAATCCTTTTCCTTTTGATTCCCATCTTTCTATTTTAATATTATTTTTTTCTGCAAAATCATTAACAGCATTGTTAACAGAAAGAATTCTGGCGCCATTTGGTGGGCCAGACATATAGTCATCAACAATCATAATTCCTCCATTGTTAATTTTTGCATACACACGCTCAATATCTGAGTATGCGCCGGCGTAAGAGTGGTCTCCATCAATAAAAGCAAATTCTATGCCGTGAGGAAAATTATCATTAAAGAAGTCATCAGTTAAAATTTTAGATGATGATCCTTCAATTAGTTTAAAGTTATTAAAATTTTCTTTTATCTTTTCTGAATGAAGTCGAGCGCCGGAAATATAATCTAAATTAATATCAATACTTATTAATAGTTCAGGCTCCGCTGCATTTAATGTTGTTATAGCGCTTCGTCCGGAGGCAAACCCAGTTTCAATACAAAATTTAGGTTTTATTTCTTTTAAGATATTAATTAGAAAATCTCTTTGATCTTCATTTAAATGACCTTTGTGAAACCAAAGTTTATTAATGTTTTTTATTATTTCTTTCATAATTTTCTCCTTATTAAATAAATATACTTTATACAACTATTGAATAAAAATCTGCATCAAACATTAAGTTTGCTAGTTGTTTTAAGTTTGTTTTTGATTCCCAGCCAAGTCTCTCTTTTGCTTTTGTGGCATCGCCTAAAAGAAGAGGCACTTCGTGAGGTCTGAAAAGTCGCTCATCAATTTCTACATATTTTTCAACATCTAAGTTTGCACGCTCAAAAACATGATGTAGGAACTCTTTTACACTATATGTCTCGCCAGTTGCAACAACATAGTCATCTGGCTCTTCTTGTTGTAGCATAAGCCACATTGCTTCAACATAGTCTTTTGCAAAACCCCAGTCTCTTTTTGCGTCTAAGTTTCCTAGATATAACTTACTTTGTAGTCCTTTTTTAATTCTTGCTGCAGCGAGAGTAATCTTTCTTGTTACGAAAGTCTCACCTCGGCGTGGTGATTCATGATTAAAAAGAATGCCACAAGAAGCATGAAGTCCATAAGACTCTCTGTAGTTGCGAACTAAGTTGTGGGCAAACACCTTAGCACAAGCATAAGGTGACGCCGGCATAAACTTCGTTTCTTCATTTTGTGGGTTTTCTGGGTTATCTCCGAACATCTCTGAGGATGATGCTTGATAAAAACGAATAGTTGGATCGAAGTTTCTTATTGCCTCAAGCCAACGCAACGTACCCATTGCTACGGTTTCAACAGTTTCTTCTGGTACATCAAACGAAACCCTTACATGAGACTGTGCTCCAAGGTTATAAACTTCATCTGGTTCGTATTTCTTGAGCAAACGATAAAGAGCGCCAGAGTCGACGAAGTTATAATATTCCATATGGAAGTTTTTGTGGGCAAAACACTTTTCATCAATTCTAGATGTGCAAATAGAAGAGTTTCTTCGCTTTAGGCCAATGACTTTATAGTCCTTTTCAAGCAGAAACTCAGCAAGATAAGAGCCGTCCTGACCGGTTACTCCTGTTATGATTGCTGTTTTCAATTAATGCCTCTAATATTTGGATAAGTTTTTTTAAACCATTTACAAGTTTTTTTAATCCCTTCTTCTAAAGAAATATAGTCTTCTTGCTTCCAGCCTAGGCTTAAAAGTTTTTGATTTGAAGTGGGTTTTCTTACTTGCCCTTTTGGTTTTGTTTTATTATATATAATATTACCATTATAGTCAAGTTCTTTTTTAATTAAATTTATAATATCTTTTAAAAAATATTCTTTTGTATTTCCTATATTTATTGGTTCTTTTTTTGTATAATTTTCTAAACAAAATAAAATTGCTTTTGCAATATCTCCTGCATAAGAGAATTCCCTATATACTTTTCCGTCACCCCATACTTCAAAGTCAGGCTTGTTGTTTATTTTTGCTTCCCATATTTTTCTTATTAAAGCTGGAATAACATGGCTATTTTCTAAATCAAAATTATCATTTTCGCCATAAAGGTTGTTTGGTATAACTGATATGTACTCTAAGCCATACTGTTTTCTAGCTGCTCTTAACTGAACATCAACCATTCTCTTGGCATAAGCATAACCAAAGTTTGAAGGGTGGGGTGGTCCAAGGTGAAGCTGTTCTTCTGTTAAAGGATATGAAACATAAGGCTGGTCTGGATAAATACATGTCGACAAGCAGCATACTAACTTTGGCACGCCGACCCAAACACACGTATCGATAACATTGTTGTTTATATTGGAGTTTTGTTGATAAAAATTAAACACATTTTCTGTATTTGTTTTTACACCGCCAACAAAAGCGGCTAGGTGTATTACCACATCAATGTTTTTTTTACCAATTTTTTCAAAATATTGTTTAATGTTATTGTGACTAGACAGATCGAGCTGTTTCCTTGTGGGGTAAAGAGCGTTTGGTAATATTTTCTTAAAGGCGGATCCCAACAAGCCGTTACCGCCGGTTACAATAATCATTTAATATTTTTTTTAATCATATCTTTAAACAAATTATAACTTCTTATGTAATTTTCTTCAGTATATTCTGAGTCTGCAAAAACTAAAAGTGTAGTTTGTTTTGTTTTAAATTCTAAATTTAACCAAACCATTTCTTTTTGATAAAAACAATCCCCTCTTTTCAGTATAAATGTACTTTTTCCGTTTTTATCCTCTGATTTTATTAACACTTCCCCGTCTAAGCAGATAAGAAAATGCTCTTCATTGACATGTGCGTGATTGCCTCTTTCACAATTTTCTTTTTTGCTTTTAACAACAAAAAATCTCTTAATTTTAAATGGAATTTCAAGCTTGTTGCAAGCTAAAAGAAAGCCTTCTAGATTTTCTTTAACAGAAATCTGCATAATTATTTACCTTATCGATAATATATTTAATTTCTTTATTTTTTAATTTTTCATGAAAAGGTATACTAATTGTTGTTTTTTCTTCTTTTTCAGATTTTTCTAAAACTTTATCATTAACTTTGTATACTGAATTTAAATGACAAGCTGAATAATGTATACCAGTCTGAATACCTGCTTTATTGAGATAATTTATTAACATTTCTCTGTTGCTTACATTGATTCTATATAAATGGTTGCTTGTGTTTTCTAAATTAAAAGCAGAATTAAATTTATGTTTAATTGTTTCTAATTTTTTATTCTTTTTTTCTAGTTTTTTTAAATTTTCGTTAGCAATAAAACATTGAATAGAATTCATATACATTTTAAATCCAGGAAACTTAATTTTTCTTTCCCAGTTGTTTTTAGAATATGTCATTCCATTTAAACATGCTTCTTTTAACCATGTTATTTTTTCTAAATCATTTGAAACAATTATACCACCATCACAAGATCCAATTGGTTTTGTTGGGTAGAAGCTAAATATCATTAAGTCATTATCATTTGCTTCCTTGATAAATTGATTTTTTTCAACTTTTTGGGCAGAATCTATTATTTTATAATCATCAAATTCATGAAGTATATATGAATCTCCTACCCAGCCAACATCATCAACAAAGTTAATTGAATTTCCGGAAGTTATTATTGCATTACAGACAACTGGTGGTATGATTGATGGAATACTGATTGTAGTATTGTTATTTAAAAGTGAAAGAAAAATTGCATTTGTTGCACTACTAAAACTACAAGCGTATTTAGCGCCAACAAAATTACAAAAATTATTTTCAAATTCTTCTACAACAGTATCATGCAAAAAGTGATTAAAATTTTTAGTGTTAATTTTATAATTTGGTATGTTAAATAATTTAATCATAAGTTATAAAGTGTTTTATTATTTTTTTTGTTTCATATCCTTGAAAATGAATACAATTAAATCTTATTAGTTTACCTAAAAAAAGATTCTCTGAATATGGAAGTTTATTCTTCCAAATAAATTTTTTAATATTATTTTCAGTTTTAAACATGTTAGATTCATTAATATTGTGATCAAACACAGTCTCCCCATCCATACCGAATGTCGACAGTTCCCCAATCATAGTTGGTTCATCGTGGCTTCTTAAGATATTCCAAAATGTCATATCACAAACACCACCAGGTAAGTTATGTTGTAAGCGAATATTAAAATCATTAATAGTTTTTTTTGATATATAAGAAAAAGAAAACTTATTTTTAAATAATAAATTTTGTTGTGAGGGGCAGTAGAAGCCATCAACTAAGTTTAAATAATCATCAAAAACTTTTATATCAGTAATATATAAAATACCAGCTGATTTATTGCAAGTCAATGAATAACGAAAATTATTAAATTTTTTTAATTCTTTATTTAACTTGCAATATATCAAAACATCAGAATCTAAATAAAATGTATTTTTTATTTCTTTTATTCTACAAAGATTTCTTATTAGAAACCATCTTAAAATACATATTTTTTCAAACTCAGCATTATTAGTACTATAATTTTTAAAATTATTTAAAAAATTATATGTTTGTTTGCAGTAAAGACTTTCCATTTCATAAAAATGCGTTAACTCTTTAGCTTGCTCTGGTACATTTTTTCCAATTAAATATACTTTTAAATCTGGATTGTGATGTAATAACTGTTTGATTGAATGTGTTAAATAATCATCTTGACCTATGTGAAAATAAACTACTTCTTTTAGCATTCTTTTTTACTCAATAAAAATGTTTTTTTAGTATTATTATTTTTAAATGAATTAATATTTAAATTAATTTTAAAATTATTAAAAGTTATTAATTTTTCAAAATCACTAATATTAATAAATGTATTAATTGTTGTTAAGCCGCCATATGTTTTATAATCTCTTAAAAAAGAATTTTTTTCTGTCATATCTTGCCTATGAATAATAATAAATTTCTTTGCGTTTAATAAAATTTTAGATAATATAACATACCAATTTGGTACTTCACTTAAAAAACTATTCATGATAATAATATCATAATTTTTTAAAAAATCAAAACTATTTTCATTAGCATCAAAATAAAAATAATTATTTTGTGGATTTTTTATTTTTGCAACTTTATCAATAACGTGTGGTAAGTCGGCGCCGGTGTAATCATGATCACTCATTACTCTACCTAATTCCCCAGCACCACATCCTAAATCTAAAATGCTATATTTTTTACTTTCTATTTCAATTAACTTATTTAGACATTTTTTAAAACTTGAAAAGTGATCGCTGTCTTCAAGCTTGCCAAAATTTGAAGCAACCATTGCGTTCGTAATATTTTTTTTATTATACCAGGCTGTTTTCATGCTCTAACTCGTTATTTAGTCTTCTCGTTAATGATAATAGGTTTTTTTGTATTGCTTCTGGATGGATCCCCGCAAAAGGAGCAGTGAAACACTCCCCTCTAAATTGTTGTTTGAACTCATGTACACCTAGATACTGTTTTTCAATTTGATATTTTTGCACCTCAGAGGCATTCATCCAAGGCAGGTATACTTGTTCAAAGTATCCATCGATGCATTTGTCACGAGAGACTTTTGCTTTATAATATTCTATTTTATTCTTTACTTGTTTTGGAAAAACATAAGAGTAATGATACATCTCAACACCTGTTTCTTTATAAAACACATCACTATTAATATGCTTCTTTTGAATATCTTTAGGGTACTTTATTGTTGGCGGTCTATGTGTAAGCCAGGTACTCCCAGGTGTAACTTTGAATATTCTTAAAAAATTGTCTGTATTTAGTTCAAAGCCAGTTAGATAGTTATTAAACCCTCCATAAAAACTTTTACTTCTCACGCCAACACTAGTTGGATTGTTTTCTTTAAGGAAGTTTATTGTTTTTTCTATATCATTTTTTTTATAAACTTCATCGCTATCTAAATTCCAGACATAGTCTATATCTGAATTTAAATATTGCATGTATGCATTACATTGTTCATCCTTTTCTGAAAACTGACCATGAGCAATTCTTATTTTATTTTCCGAATCTTCAAAATTATCGATAATTTCATTTGTTTTGTCAGTTGATGTTTTGCGTCCTTTATTCTGCCAAAAATCAACCGGCCCTTCTGATATCAGAATTTGACTAGCATAAGGGTATACTTGTTCTAGACACTCTTGCAGAACATAGTCCCCTTCAAAAACAATCATTCCAAAAGCAATTTTTAACATCCTACAAATCCTTTTAGGCACTGGAAATATTCATCTGCAATGTTTTGTATAAACTTATTTGGCGCCACTTTAAAACCGTGCCTAGGGGCTAGTTCGTATGAACTGCCAACTATTTTAAAATTTGAAAAGTGACAATAAACTAATTCTTGTTCCATGTTGTTCCAAATTATTTTTTCTTTTTTATATTGATGAAAATTAAAATTCCATGGGGCCAGGTGGCCAATTGATTTATCTAAAACACTCACGCCTTTAAATAATTTTGAAAAAAGCTCTAAATACTTTTGATCTCCACAGGAGCTGTGTGTTTTATAGAATTGATGGTCTGTTGTTAGGAGGCAGTTTTTCCACCATGTGCAGCATTTGTATCCTTCAAAATTGTTTTTAAAATAAACTATACCAACATTATACCTGCCGTTAACGGGATTATACGGACATCGGTGTTCTACTATCCCAATATTAACTCCACTATTGTCAAGCTTGTCGTAAAGTGTGTTTAAATTTTTATAGAAATAAATATCTGCATCAATATATAAAATATCTTTTAAATTTAAATTTTCTAAACACCACCAAGAAAAATAAGCTGATAAAGACCAAATAAATTGTAGTTTTTTTGCTTTATTTTGATCTCCACCACTATTAATTAATGCTTCTCGGGATGGTGGGTTGTTTTCGGACGCACGTAGTGTTTTATCTTTTTCTTTTAGTTCTTTAATATTATAGCAAATAATATTTTTATTATTAATTTTACTTGCTATAATATCATCTAAGCACAAAAGATGGATTTTAAAGTCTTCTCCAACTTTTGTTAAAGAAGACTCTAGGGCGCTCACTCTATCATAGAAATTACTATCTGCTACAGTACAAAAGTTTTTCATTTTATAAATTTATGTAAATTATTTTTATTATTATATTTAAAATGAAAATTTGTTTCTAATAGCTTATTGAAATTTATTGAGTATCTTATATCTTGGCCAAGCCTATTTGGTACAAAACTAATATTCTTTTGGTAATCTACAATATCAAACCAGCTTGAAACTATTTTTACAACTTCTAAATTAGTTAAATGGTTATTGGCGCCGATGTTAAATGTAGAATTTTTATAATCATTAACTATTAAATGGTATATTGCTTCAACATTATCTTTGACATTAATCCAGTCCCTAATATAACTTCCATCACCATGTAATGGGATTTTTTTATTTTCTTTCAAACTTGAAATAATCTTTGGTATTAATTTTTCATTATATTGTCTTAACCCATAGTTATTTGAACTTCTAGTGATTAAGTAATCAATACCAAATGTTTTATTGTATGATAGAACAAACATTTCTGCGGCTGCTTTCGAAGCAGAGTAAGGGTTCCCTGGGTTTAAAACGCTGTCTTCTTTAAAACTTTCATCTCTAATGTCTCCATAGACCTCGTCTGTGCTTATCTGTACAAATAGTGGCCTTTCATAGACTTTTCCTCTTATTAGCTCAAGTAAATTAAAGACTCCCTTTGAGTTAGATTTAAAAAATTCTTTTGGAGACTCAATTGAATTATCAACGTGAGATTCTGCTGCAAAATTGACCACCACGTCACAAGGTGGGAGGTGAGTTATGTTTGAGATATCTTCAACAATTAATTTATAATTTTTATTATTATCCCATGGCAATTCATCGAAAGCAGCATAGGTCATTTTGTCAATATCAATGACCTGGTGTCCGTTTTCTAGCAAAAGCTCAACAAAATGGCTGCCTATAAATCCACGACCACCGGTTACAACAAATTTCATTACATTTCCTCTAATAATTTTGCTTGATATTTTCTAAAAATCTTAAACTCTTCTTCTTGTTTCCAAGAATCATTGTCAGGATTTGTAGAGATTCCTTGCGGATTAAAATAATAAACTCCTAAAATGCTCGGAGTTTTAACAAATTTTTCTCCTTCAAAAGTACAACGAAGCCAAAACTCCCAGTCGCCGGCAGAACGATAAGAGTCATTAAAATTACCGTGTTTCTCATGTAAGCTGCTGCGCCACATTGGATTGTTGTGCGGTAAGTTCCCTCTTAACATTGCTTCTTTTGAAAACTGTTCAAAATTATAGCGTTGGGTCTTATCTTTTATGTCTTCCCACATAACATTTGCCTCTTGAACTACATAAGAATCATTATAAACTAATGATGCATCCGAATTCAATAAAAGCATTTTTGCTTGAATCTCTAAAGCATTAGGCGCTCGTCTGTCATCACAGTTCATATTGGTAATAAAATCTCCAGAAGATAATTCTATTGCTTTATTCCAAACCCCGTATACTCCAGGATCTTCATCAAGTCTTTGATAGATGATGTTGTCTGGGTACCTTTCTACAAACGCTTGGATTATTTCATGCTCCTTATCCCCTTCCGGATTAACGTTTATGATCACCCACTCACAGTTGGTATTGAAGATGGTCTGCCTAGTTACATCTTCCATTAGTTGCTCGATATGATCTGCAGCGTTAAAGACAGAGGTTATAAGTGAGATCTTCGGAAGTGCACTAATGTCGATCTTTTCAAGTTCTTGTGTGACCTCATCGGTTAGGCTGAAATGACTCATGAAGTGGTCAAACACCTCTTCTTCGGCGGGCCATTCTTTTTCAAGCCATTCTGCCAGCTGGTTTGCTTTCTTTTGCATTGCGCCGTGATTCTCCATCATTGAGCGCATCTTCATCTTAAATGAGCCTTCCTTTGGAAAACACCACATAGAATCAGGAATGATAACTTTATCCCATACAACTTCTTTCTGGACATGGCGAAGTTCATAATCTACCTTAAGCGGAATGAACTTGTTTTTTCCCTTTACAGGCATCGTCAAGAAGTCGGTATGCCCTGACCAAGCCGGTGCGATGATGGGAAGGCCTGCTTGTGCTGCCTCGAATAGCGGAAGCCCATAGCCCTCACCGTGAGTTGTTGTGATAAAGGCGTGAATGTCCTTGTGTCGATAAAGGAGCGCCATCTCCTCTTCTGTCATATAACCGTGAAGAAGATATACCTTACATTTCTTTTCTTTGTAATCTTCGTGATCTAGAAGTACCTTGATCCTTTCAACACAATGAACCCGATCAATCTCGCAGTTCTTTGCTAGGTTGGTCTTTAGAACTAGGCCAACATTTTCACGATCAAAGTTTTCTTCGATAAACCACTTGACTAGGCTTTCTAGGTTCTTTCGTGGTCCCCATTGGGCAACTGAAAGAAAGTTAAAGTCTGTTTCGAAAGAGATTTGGTTTTCAATTGATTCTGGGCTGTCTTTAAAGTCCCAATCTTTTCTTGGATAAGGAATAACTTCAATGGGTGTTTCGTTTTTGTAGCCCTTGACGATTTCTCCAGTTTGTTGGTTTTGTGCGTCATAAGAGGTTTCGTCAAAAGCATAACGAGCAAACTGAGATGGAACAATGATTTTATCCATCAAATTTGCCTTCTCAATCCATTCTCCCGCAATCTTTGTGGTTTCAATACCTGCGGTGACGCCAATGTTGATCGGGGCCATACGCTCCCATTCAAGAGGTATTGTGACCTGTATTGAGACGTCTGGCTGAGGCATTTGCTTTTGTTGCATTAGCATAGCTGTCTTTTGAATGAGTGAGTCAAGCCACGCTCGCTCCTCATCATCTTCAAAGATCCAGTTTGTCGCACCCCAGCTGGTTGAAAGAAGGTAAAGATCTAGTTCTTCCTCTCTTGAACGAAGCGAGCGAAGAACCAAGCGTGTATGCTCTCCATAGCCTGATTGTGATAGCGCTGGGCCTCTAACTAATACCTTTTTCATACTACCTCCTCAAATGTCCAAGTTGAATGATTTTTTCTGCTTTCCCAAGATCCATAACGATTATGAATGTCTTCTAGGAGTGTTGGCCATTTATCACAAAAGTCTTTAAAGTTATAGTTCTTTTGTACGTGCTCTCGACCAGCTTCACCAAGTGCTTTTCGTTCTTCTTCGGACATTTCCATAATCTTCGTGAGAGCCTCTATAAAGTCTTCCTTGTTGAGACGGTCCTCATAGATGTAAGGAATGTCTTGAGAGCCTATGATGGCCTTTGAGGACGGTTCTAGGCCTATTCCAAACCAGTTCTCGCCATCAGTTACTTGTTCTTGGAGCCCACCGGTCATATTTACAATGATTGGGGTTCCACAAGAAAGAGATTCAAGGGTTGCTAGGCCGAAACCTTCAGCATCTGAAATGTTGAGGGTGCAATCAACCATATTGTAAATGTTCGCAAGAATCTGCGGTGGATACTTTTGCTTTGAAAAGAATACTTGGCCATCTTCATGCATATCAAGCTTCTTTGCAATTGCTTCTAGATCTTGACCGTTTGGATCTTTTGGTTCTGTATGCATGATAAGAGTTGCCTTGTCCTTTCCAACTCTTTCCAAAAACTCTTTAAACCAAAATAGTAGGGTACCTGACTGCTTTCGTCGTGCGTTTCGGTTGTTCCAAAAGAATACAAACTTTTCGTGGGACTCTCCTAGTTGTTCTTTCCTAAGATCTGATGTAGCTTCTGTTGGCATTGGCTTGAAGATGTCGCCATCAACTGCGTGTGGAACATAGTGAGATTCAACATCCGGCGCAACTTCTCGCACAATAGCATCTGTAACCTTTGAGATTGAACAAATAACATCATTTGAGTTATAGAACTTTTCATTATAATAGGGAGCTGGAAAGTTGTCCCATACGTGATAATAAACCATCGGCATTTGAGAGCGGATCTCGTCTTCTATTTCCCAAAGCCACCCAAAGAAACGTGGATCTGTCATAAACCACAAAAGGTCCGGTCGATGATTTCTCATAATCGACCGGACCACATCAGGTGTTCCAAACCCGTCAATCGGGTAAATAACCCAATCATCGCCCCACTCCTCTGTTTTGATGGGGTCGTATTTTGGGTGTTTTATAGCACCACCAAGTGAAATAACTTGGAACTTTCCTGTTTTTAGAAGGGATTCTATTACATACTTTGTTTGAGTGCCAACACCAGACGGGGAAAGAGGCATGTCTGATATTGTTAGAATCTTAATCTTGTCTGTCATTTTACCTCGGGCAATGTTTTGTATGTTTGAATTCACAATAAGTGCAATTCATTCTATTCTTAAAGTATAACTGTTTGTGAATATTATAAACTGCTTTTTTTGTAAAGTCAAGAGCATTTTCAACTTTTTTTTGCCCTGAAGTGATTTTAAATATTTCTACCCTATTTTTCTTTGCTGTTCTTTTAAGAAGCGCAAAATGACATTCAACGTCTTTTAGTGGAATACCGTATTTCTTAGCATAAAAATACTTGTAAAGAACTAACTGGTAGTTTGTCATCTTGCTGCTTTTCTTTTCTGCTTTCCATCCCCAAGAACAAGTTTTGTAGTCTAGAATGTGAATCTTGCCATCTGAAGTCTTGATAATAAGATCGATAAAACCTTTGAAAGAAAAGTTATAATCAATGTCTAGATCTTCTTTACAGTCTTCATAAAGAGAATATTCTACAGCAACTAACTCAAACTTGCCGAATTCGATGCGAAGGGCGGGTAAGATAAGCTCAACAAGATCTTCACCCTGTGCTTTCATCTGCTCTACGAGCATTTCATCGTATTCTACACCATCTTTTTGGAGTTGGTTGATTTGTTTTGTAAAATCTTTTTGGAAATAAGAAATAGGGTCTTCTATGTTCTCCAAAAGCAACTGTTCCGCTGTGTTGTGAACAGCGGAACCAAAAGCGGTATGGGCAGAGCCCTTGAAACCAGCAATGTCGTCGACGTATACTAGTTTGTGATACCAAGGGCATTTATGCCAATTGGAAAGTTCGGAAAAAGAAATATGTGGTTTATGTAGCTTCGGCTCGGTCATTTAGCTCCTTTATCTTGTTAAACGCCTCTGGTGAGATCTTAGCAGATGCGGAGGCGCTTGTCAAGTAAAAGTGCTCAAAAGCGTTGGCCCAGTATTCCCTGAGAGATGTCGCCCCATACGGAGAGGCGAAGAGGCCTGGGGTTAGGATGTGTAAGATGTCGTAGCCAACAGTTTGATAAAGAAACTCATCCCATTCTGGGTCATACTCAAACGGAACAGTTTTAAGGAACTTTTTTGGGATTCCTATTTGAGCTTGCTTTCCCATTAGACCGATTAGTTTTAAGTATTTTTCTTTATACTCTTGTTGGATCTTGCCGTCGCCATAGATAAAGCCAGTGAAGCGCTCTTCAAGAGAGTGCGCAACCTCGTGAACAATGTCGTCTAGAAAGTCCTGCTCGGAAGACTGTTCAGGCAAGACATAGATAGCGCCGTCAGCATAGGCAGCATTTAGCTCTCTTTCTCTAAGATCCTCAAACTCACCAACATAAATAACATCGATGCCTTGCATTAGAAAATAACCCGGTAAGGCTTTTTCTAATTTTTCCAAGGCTTGTTTAAAATCAAACCTAGTCTTTCCTTGTATAAAAACCTCAATTTGTCCGGCGTATAAAGTAAAAAAATTATTCATCGTCTTCAGCTTGCGGACCTAGATCGTCCATTGCTTGCTCATAGCCACGAATAAAGTTTTCCTCAGCAAGAGCAAAAACAAGCTCTGGGAAGTGTGAAGCCAGTACATCAATAACCATCTCAACCGTAACATTGCCGGTTTCCGGTTGAAGTTCTTTTCCAACATAATCAACAACAAAAGTTTTTAGTTCGTTGTCGACTTGCACAACCTCATCAAGGTCAGGGTTGTGCATTGCTTCTTCCATTGTTTTTATCTTTTCCATTTTTTTACCTCTTATAAGATCTTGGATGCTAGAGTAGCAATTTTGGAGCGCTCGCCTCTAACTAGTGTGACGTGGCCGGAGATCTCGTACTCCTTGAACTTCTCAACTGCGTAAGCAAGTCCGTTTGATGTCTCGTCAGTATAGTCATTATCGATTTGCTCAATGTCTCCGGTGAGAACAATCTTTGTATTATTTCCAACACGTGTAATAATAGTTT